TAGCCTGGTTTTCAAGAAGAACAGACATTCCTGTTTTCTTTGTTGAATCTTCAATACCATCTAGCAATCCAGTTGGCTCCCACTTATCGACTAACTTTCTAGTCTGTTTTAGGAGCTCCTGATGAGGGTTATGACCCGTCATCACGTCGCTTAGATTTTCAAAGTTTGACATTATATGTCTCCCAATTATATAAGGTTAGCTAACTTTTTAAACCTGTTTCTCAACTCTGAACTTTCAGTTATTACTTCTTTTTCAGATTTAGTTGAGGCAACTGGCTTTGAAGCGCTACCCTTAGATTCATTAATTTCATTTTTTCTAGCAGAACCAAAAGATTCACCAAGTGTAGAATACACTAACTTGACTTCACGTAGGTTGGCTGCTCTATCGAATTGCTCAACGACTTTCATTTTCTGATCGTTATTCAAACCATATTTTCTAAATAGTTTGTTTGTGAACAGAAGTTTAGCATTTAGCAAATTGACTTCGTTTAGCTTTCCACGCAACTCTTCGATTACAGAACGATGTTCAGCAAGATCTGATTTTAGTTCGGAAACTTCATCCACTTCTTCTTCTTTATCTTCTTCCTCTGAAAGAGCCTTAAGAACTTCATCTAAATCAATATCTTCGTCAAGATCAGCTTCTTCTTTCAATTTAGCTTTTCCGTCACTACCAACATTAGATGAGTCATTAGCTTTCGCATTGACTTTATTGTCAGCTTTACCAATGTCTGAAGAAACGTCATTTTCTTCTACCTTATCATCTTCATCATCATCTTCTTCTTCTTCATTGATTTCACTTTCTAGTTCTTTAATTACAGCTTCTAAGTCAAGATCAGAATTTTCGTCATCTTCATCATCTTCCATTTCTTCGTCCATCTCATCTTCTTCTTCCTCAGAAACTACAGGAGCGTACTTTACACCATCAATTTCAATGATACCTTCTTCTTCCATTTCAGGTTCATCTTCCATTTCTTCGTCCATTTCGTCCTCATCACCACGTTCTTCGAGTTCGTCTCCGTCACGAGCCATTTTAGCTCTTTCTTCGACATCCTCATCTTCTTCATGATCTTCAGCTTCATCGACTTTTTCATCCTCGTCATCCATTTCCATTTGGATTTTTTTAGACAACATAGATTGAAGTTTTGGTGTGAAAGCCTCTTCTAAAGCCATTTTTGCGTTTTCTAAAGCAGTCTCACGAACAGCTTTAGCGTCGGCAATCGCTTCTTTTAAGAGATTATCCATTTTTATTCTCCGTTTAGGATATTAGTATAGTTATTGGGAACTATAATAGAATTATTATATTTCGATTACACCGTATGTGATAGGAACGGTGTGTTTATTTTAGATATATATAAATATAAGTATTTAGAATTTTCTTCCTCTATTTCTGCTATCTTCTTCAGATAACTTTACTTTTTTCCAATAATTACGGGCCTTTGCTTTATTTTTAGTCTCTTTTTTAAGAGCAGATGGTTTTTTATAGTACTCTCTTTCTCTTAGTTCATATAAAATACCAGCATCCTTTACTTTTCTTTTGAATATACTAATAGCCTTTTCATATTGGTTATTTCTTACTACAACTTTTATTGACATATTTACCTCTTTATTTTAACATATTTCTTAAATTGTGAGCAGCACTTAATACTACAGACAATTGCTTTCTTTGTTTGATATCTTTTAATTTTTTGCTCATATCCATTAAGCCCAACATCATCTTTTCAAGACTTTTTAATTCGGCAGGTCCCTCTTCTAGTAATTCTTTTAATTTAGTCATTTGTCTGTTTTCTTGGTTTTCGTTTTTCGCCTTGTAATTTCTATCTACATAGTTGAAGAAATCTTTTTTGTCTCCATCATCCATATCTTCAATATTAGATACATTAAATTTTTTCATAGCTTTTTTGAAGAATGCTTTGTAATCATCTTCTTCTCTAAACATCATTTTATCAGCTTCTGAATGTACATCTCTATCTTCGTCATCGTGTCCCGTAACATGCCCTTCACCGATAGAATAATATCTACCTAAGATGTTACCCATATCTTCATATAGTCCACTCATTCTTTCTTGTAAAGAATTAGCTTCACCAGCTACTTTACCAAATTGTTTAGATAGGTTTGTAAGTTCTTTCATATTACGGCTAACTGTAATTTTGTCGAACATATCACCAGCTTCAGATAGAGTATGTTGAGCAGCACCTTCTGCTATAGAAGAAAGGTTTTCAGCAACCTCTTTTAGATTACCTTTACCATATATAGATTCACCAATAGAATTAAAAGCATTGATTTTAGATACCAACTCCTTTACATCAACTTTTGGTTCTTCTTTTTCTTCTTCTTCTTTTACCCAAGGATTTCTAGAAATCATTCCACCTTGTGTACTTACTTCGTTTAATAAATCTTTTAATTTTACGTTAGCCATAGTTTTTCTCCTTAGATATAAATATCTACTACCTTACAAATTTGAAAGCAATTGACTGCATTTTCATCAAACCTGAATCTGAAAATTTCTTCTTATTAGATGTGTTTAGAGCATCATATACTTTTATTATAGCATTTGCTGAATATCCATCTACTCTCATTCTTTTACCACTCTTTGGGTCTTTGATAACTTTATTTTGTTTCTTTTTTACAATATCTCTAAGATTAGCAATTACACTAGGTTCTTTAGCTTCATTTATAGATTCATATACTCCCATCGACTTTTGAAAATTGATAACAAATTCTGTCCAATGTTTTTTATAAATTTTCATTAGTTCCATAGCTTTTTGCCTGTCACCATTCCTACCTATATCTACTATAACTTTCTTTATATCTTTATCAAATTTTGCTATATGAGCATTAGACACGCTTCGCTGTTCTTTACTTTCTTTCTTCAAACGACTTTTTTCAGCTCTACCTCTATTTTTAGATTGTGCTTCGAATCCCACTATCTTTCCCCCTTTGTGTGATGCGTCCTTTCCATCACCATTTCCATAAGTACCTTTCTTTCGATTATACTTATTTAGTTCTGCTCTATACTTTTTAGCTTTTTTAGAAGATTGAAATTTTTTATATTCATCTTTATAATCTCTATCTTCTTTTTTATATTTCTTTTCCCACTTTTTAGCCATCTCTGGCTCATTAGCGTGCATCCATCTTCTCTGCTTTTCAGATTTGAATGGCATTTATCCTCTCAATATATCATTGATTACTGATTCAACTTTACCATACTTACCATCACGAACAGGAGAATTATTATCAACACTCTCATTCATAGGATGAAGAAATGCACCATGTGTAGATGGATTAGAAACAAAGTCAAAAGCAATCAATTCAAAATCGTCACCGACTTCTTGAGCACCATTTTCATTTACTGGTGAAACAGAACCCATACCACGAGAAGAAATACCCAATTTTATTCCGTTTTTGAATAACTCTCTCAAAATGTTACCACTTGGCGTTGTAAGTATTTCTACTGTACCTACTAAATCGTCACCATTGAAAGCCATCTCTGTAATATTGTGAGATACATTCTGTAAGTTCACAACAGATGATTCAGGATGGTCTAACTCACCCATAGCTCTTTTTTGTTTTACGAAGCCTTCGGAATACTTTTTTGCCTCCCGCATTAGAATTTCTTTTGGATACACTCTACCATTTTGGTTTTTGGTATCTGCTCTCTGTAAGATACCTTTGACAACTAACTTTCCGTTGTTCTCTTTCATAGCCTCATTGATTTGTTCGGCTCCTATTTCGAATGGTAGATAATCTACTATTAATTTTTTCATTTTAGACTCCTAAATGTTCTATCATAAATTTCTTTAAATTTTTTGGGATTAGTTTCTGACTCTCCCTCTTTTAGAAATGATAAGTCCATATTATGTTTTTTCATTGTAGCAATTGCTTGTTGTTTACTATATTTAAATCTTTTCATTAGAAAGTTCATCAACTCTTTACCATCTATGGATTTAGTACCAGCTTCTTTTACTGTTTCATTTTTCTTATCTTTCTCTAATGCTTCTTTAGCATGAGAACCTAAGTCTAATAATGTATCATCACCTTCACCATCCATAGCATTTTTCATCTTTCTGTCATTCATAAAGACTTCTAAAGCATTCATCATTTCATCTCTACTATCAAAATACATAGCCTGTCCACCTGAGCCAATTCCAATTTGATACTCAACACCCGTTTGATCTTCTGATGGATTAGCAGAGACGACTAATTCGTTTTCAGGATCATCATCTCCTCTTGTAACTGAATGTACCATACCACCATCCATTTCTGATTCGGATGTTGATAAATTGTATGATTGGTAGATACCTTTTCTTTTTGGATTGAACCAATTATCTAGCTTATCAGCAATTACTTTATTTTCGTTATCAGCTTTTTCATCTGCTTGAAGATCATCGCCGTCATCTCCGTCACTATCTCTGTCGAAATCACCGCCACCTAATTTTTTGCCAGATGGTTTTTCTTTTTCTTTTTCTTTATCACTATCATCGTCACCCTTTTTTAATCTTGGGTCATCGTCATCTACCATCTCAAAACCACCATTATCTTTTTTTAGATACTTCGGTGAATTAGGAAGTGGTTCTCCTTTACCATCCTTTTCTTTGTAAACTCCTCCACCAACATGAACATATCTATCCTCATCAGCTTCATTTATATTTTTTGCAATTTCAAATAGTGAAATCATTTATCTTTCTCCATCATAATTTCGTGTTTGAGACTTTCTAAATGTTCTATCCATTGTCCAAGTCTCCTTAACATATAATTTTTGTCTACATCCTTCTTTTGTATCTCAACCTGCCACCTTTTTAGCAAAGTCGAAATACTAAAAAGAGTATCCATATAGGATTTCTTTTTGTCCTCGAAGGCCATATCAGAGACAATTACTGTAATTGTCCTACTTTGTTTGCTAGTTTTACTAACCTCTCACTTATTTTATGTAAAGCCTTATGTGTATTTTTCCAATATGAACCTGAGTTTACATTCATCTCTTTCTTCAATCGTACATTCATATCAATGAGTTTACTCAGTTCTGTTAGGGAATTCCTAACTTCTCTCATTGAACGACCAATCTTTTGCTTTGGTGTGAGGGTTTCATCATTCCTATAGTTATGATACTTACCCTCATTTACTTTTTTGTATCCAGCAACTTCTGGATCTTCATGACCTTTTTTCTTTTTACTAAATGCATATGGCGTTTGATAGCCAGGCACATTAGCACTTGTAGAAGCTTCTTCTAATGAACTAACCTCATCGATTAGCATTTCTTGAACTCGCGCTCTTAGTTTATTTTCCAGTGACATCCTTCAACTCCTTTAATAATTGATAGTACCTCATAAGAGTAATAACTTGATTATCCTCTACAATCCTACCCTTTAGTAGCTTATCAGATTGTTTGATAGCCTCTTTCAATTTTATGGATGTAACTTCATCATCTATATTAGGTAAAAACGATTGGAGCTGTTTTTTGACTTTTATAGATTCTTTTTCTACAAATTCTTTTAGTTGGTTTGTATTTGAGATATTATTGATATATTTTCTCAACAGACCTTTTTGTTGTTCACTAAGTGTTTTGTATTTTTTATTAAATTTTTCAACTAATACTTGATATGTAAGTAGTCTCAAATCTTTTTCTGATTTTTTATAAGTTTCTAAAGTTTTTGATTCAGTCTTTAGATGTTTTCTCTTCTTTTTTGTAATTGATTCTATTATAGTAAACTTAGAATTAGTTTCAGTAGAAGGATCAGTAGTGGTTAGAGACTCAAATAATTTATAAATAGAAGCATATACTTTATAGTTAGGGATTCTAGCCATAAAGAATTGGTCTACACTATATGAGTTCTTTATTTCACTAACTAAGTTATATTTTTCACGACGAAGCTGGGAACGATTTATCTTATTGTATGTCTTTAATACAGCATCAATCAAATGATTAGCCTTACTTTCAGATTTATAGTTCTCAGTAGTTAATACTTTGTACAATTCATACTCCTTTCCTAACTGTGTATTAGGTGAGAAGTACTTCTTCAATAGTCCAACAGCCAAACCATCTTTATTTTCGATAATATCTGCTGTTATTTGTCTGGTTATTAACTCAAAAAGGATACCTGTGTTCCTTACCTTTGAGTGTTTTATTTTATTACTCATTGACGAACTCCAATCGTTTATTTCTCTTATATAAATATATAAGAAGTTATTTTTTCTTAGTATTTAACGAAGTGACTTCGCTTTTATACTCATTTTCTAATTCACCACTTTCGCTAAGTAGCTGTTTACCACTTTCACCTAAGTGATTCAACATATTTTCGTATTTTGCCAGTGATTTTGTACTATATGCTTTACCCATATCATGCGAACCCAGTGGGTCTCTGCCTCTAGCACCACTATCTTGAGCATATTTATCAGCTTCTTTAGGTCTTCCAGCACCTGGCTGACCACCTTCTTCTGAACCACCCTCATCTTCTAACTCATGACCTGTTCTACCCATAGCCATATCTGATGGTGTACCTTGTGATTGTCCACTTTTTGCTGGATCGTTACCTTCAGATTCTATTTGTTGTCTTCTAAATTTAGTTTTGTAATCAAATGTTATTTGGTCATCTTGTTCTTTTATCTGTTCATCTGTAAAATTGAATACATTTTTGTAAATCCACTCAGAAGATACCAAACCATCTCTCATCATAGAGTCAGCTAATGAAGCCTTATTATTCCACAATTCAATCTTTTCTTGTTCATAAATTGTAGATGGATTAGTAAGTTCTAAATCAAAGTTTACAAGCTCTTGATCCCTATATCCTTGAGAATAAAGATGTACTACAGCAATTTTTTGTAATTCACTAACTAATATTCTTTGTATTCTTTCAATTGTTCTAGCAAACCTTACATCCTCAGCAGCCAATGTAGCTTTAGAACCTAATCCCTCTTCGTATCCTAAGAAAGCCTTTGGAACATGAAGTGCAGCTAACAATTTATTTTTTAGATATTCAACATCTTCAGTAGCTTCATATTGTAAACCAGGCAAAGATTCTATATTAGTTCCACTATCTCCACCTCTTACAGGTAAAAAGAAATCTTCTGTAAGGTTTTGGATATTGTAACGAAGATTATACTCACCAGTTTTCTCATCCATTACAGGTGCTTTTTTCATTTTGTTAATTACCTGTTGCATGTAATTATCAACTTCAGCTGGTGGTATGTTTCCAATATCTAATTTAAATATTCTTTTTTCAGGAGCTCTCATTATTCTATGAATCAACATAGCATCTTCCATAAGAGTTAATTGTTTCCAAACCTTTCTACCACCCTCAAGAATAGAGCGTCCATAAGGTACAAAGTTAGCATCTGATAGCAATCTAAAATGTGCAACTTCATAATTTTCTAAAAGAGTAGACTCCCTACCCCTATTTGAGTGTCTAGCACCCACATGACCACTTCCTTGTTGTGGTATATATTCAAACTGAACCATTTGTGGATTTGCTGGATCGTGTCCTTCTAATCTAGAAATGTCATATGTTGACATAGGCTGTACATTCGTAATACCATACTTTTCAGTTATATCTAACTTCAGAAAGAAATCACCATACTTTACCATATTACGAACCCAAGGCCATAAATTGAATTCTATATTTATAATATCATAAAAAAGATTATGTAAAATATCGTGTATTTGATCATTATCAGTTCGTATACCTAAAATTTTACCATATTCATTTTTCATAGTAGATTCATCAGAGTAAATATCTAATGCTGAAGCAACAATTGAGTCTGAATCCATGGATTCGTAGTCTCTGAATAATCCTAATCGTAGTTGCTGTACTTGCAAAAGTTCATTATATGGATGATTAGCCATATTAGAATGAATCTTTTGGAACCTATCTACAAGTGAATTTGTAGGACCATGTTGTACTTTACTAGTATCTACTACTTTTAGTTTTCTACCACCAATGTTTCTTACGATAGTACTACCTGAAAATAGTCTTTTTAGTCTACCAGTTAATGTTGTGTCTGCCATAGTTTTACCTCTTATTTAATAAGCCATTCTAATGATTCTTTTACTTTTCCATCGGGCGTCCATTCCCAATTTGCGTCATCTACTTGATTGGAACTTTGTGGTAACATTTGTGTTGCCACGCCACTCAATGTTTTTTTCTGTAAGTCTATACCTTCTTGTCTCAATCTAAGAGCAGTATCCCTTACCCATAAACATATAGCGAAACTCATTACCAAGTCATCATTGTAACCCTGCATAGCTTCGGCTTTATTGTTATTATATATAAATACAAACAACTCATCAATTAATCGATTTGAACGGACAATTACTGACTTTTCTCTAAAGTATTCTTCTAATTTAGCAATTACTAAAGGTCTTGTTTTCATTGTCATTGAAAAACCAGGAACCATATTTCTATCTTGTGTCCTGTATCTATTGTTTATCTGATGTTCTGTGTCTACATATTGTAAATCTTTACTTGTATAAAATAGATTAGGATAATCCCTATCTATTACTTGTTGGATTGTTGCCCAACCAATATTATTGTTTTCTATAACTAACAAAGCATTATTGTATTCTGTTGATACATTTACTAATAAGTTACCAAAATCTTTTGTAGAAATTTTACCTTTATATTCAGCAACTTGTTCCATAGTCTCTACTTCCATAATATGAAATGCAGAAAAATCAGCACTATCTC